ATGTCGGTCTATGTATCGGATTGCCCTAGGTGCGGAGCGAAGCGAATCACGCACGATGTGAAGGCTTTCACCCAGATCGGTGTGGCGCATGGATGGCAGCATGTGTATGAGATTTTCTGCGTTTGCCGACATTGCCGCCAAGGGACCATTTTCGTCGGCGCCGACGATTCCCCCGAACAAGGAAATACACTGAGCGGAATTGGTTTAATGCACGCCAACATCTCTCTCAATGATTTTCTTCGTCAGGAAGGCTACATCAGCAAGAAGGACGAAAGGCGCGTAGCCGCGCCCGTCCACGTTCCCCAAGAAATTGCCATTGCCTTCGACGAGGGGGCCACTTGCTTCGCAGTCAACTGCTTCAATGCAGCAGGTGCGATGTTCCGACTTTGCGTTGATCTAGCTACGGTTGACCTGCTGCCCGCCGACGGAACTCCGGAGCGCCCGAACCCTCGCGTCTGTCGAGACCTTGGCCTTCGACTGCCATGGCTATTTGATACCAACAAGCTCCCAAACGACTTGCGCGACCTAGCCACTTGCATTCGAGAGGATGGGAACGATGGTGCCCACCGAGGCACCCTCACGAAGGACGAGGCAGCAGATCTCCAAGATTTTTGCGAGATATTCCTAACTCGCGTGTTCACTGACCCCGGAAGGGTTCTCGCCGCCGCAGAACGCAGAGAAGCACGCCGGGCACAATGAACGCTTTGTGAACGGTCGCGTTTTCCGGCCTCTCCTTTTGTTCTCACCTGAATAGCGCTGCTTTGATCCAACAAGATATAAGCCCTGACGTGTCAGGGCTTTGTGAGTTTTGGCACCGAAGATCAAAATCACATATTGATATAAATCAATGTGGCGCACAAATGGTGCACATACGATCAACATAACTTCCCGCGATCCAAGGCATATCAGTCATTTCGTGGTCTTGGTCGGCGTTTTTCGGAACCAGAACCACCAAACTCCGAAAAGCACGCATGCATAGCCGACCAAGGCTGCTAAGAGTCCATTTGATTTTTCCTCAATCCGTACGTTGCCATCCTCTTGAATGACTGTAATCGTCTTCAGCGTAGGCAAAACCGCATACGTCTGTTCACGCCTCTCGTGGGTAATGGCGCCAGAGGCACGGTAGTTGTACGACCAGCCAATCAAGAGAGCATCGCGCGTTGCGCTTGGGCCAAGCGCCGTCTGAGCCACAGACCATGGCGACAGAATTCCAATCGCAATCAAGCACGGGAGCACTGCAACAAGCAGTGGGCACGCATACTTAAGGATCGTGGGCAAGTACTTGAACATGCTAGTGGCTCAAAGTTCTCGGTGTGGGGGAACGTCGCAGTGGCGTGCCCCTCTCGATTGTACGGTTAGTGTCCGAGGGAAATTCCATAATTGCCGATTCCGTTCGCAATCTGATTACTGTCCCAGAGACTGGGCGCCGCAAAGCGGCCTCTCTCGTCAGGCCGCTTATGGCCGAAAACGGTCACGCGCGAGGGGCAGTTTTCGACCCAAAGTGGCCGTACAGATCTCTCGACAACAGGCATTCAAATCCTGACTACACGGGCTGCAGTAGGCAGCTTCTCAGAAGGCAATGTTCGGCGCATCACCGCTGCGCGCGCAAGCTGGCCCACGACCAGGTTTGAACATTAAGCAGCACGGATGCTCCTAATACGGCTTATGGCAGCAGCGGCACTTAGAGCCAACCCAGAAAGTCCATGTGCCACGTGGAGTACGGATGGCGAGCGACTTGCAGTGTGGGCAGGCCAGGACAGCAAGCCCTGTCACACCAAAACAGAGTGCACATACTAAAGCAACTATGCCCGCCAAGGCTTTGGCTGACTCCGGTAAGACGATCGAAAGCAGCGCGGCAACACCAAGTGTTCCCGTTATTGCTGCCAGATAGAAAAACGTGGCCTTTGTGCGCATTCGCATAGCTGGAGGGTTCCTAGTGAAGCTGTAGGAAAAAAGTATGCATACAGGCAGGCGCCACGAAAGAATAGCCCGAATGGCTCTTCATGGCCGAAAACGGTCACGCGCGAGGGGCAGTTTTCGACCCTCAACAGACTGTAAGCGTTGCGAAAAGCAGTCGTTCGATGGAAACCAAACGTCCACGCGCGATTCGGCTAAAGAGTGATTACCCGAAGCTCACCTGCGGTCCGGCGGCAGGTTTTCCTTATTGAGCTTGGTCTGGTACGAGTGTGCCATGCTGGAAAAAAACGCTTCGTTTCGACTGGTCGCGCTGCTAAGCAAGGTTAGAAGTTCGGCTGCACGTGTACGCAATGGAATCCAACATGGGTGATGCATCGCACGTTTATTGACTGCCGCGGTTGTTCCTCCTTCCAACACCGAATCCGGAATTTCGTCCAGTGCAGTGACAATCCCGACAATGCCATCCCGCTGCTGTTTGGTTAGTTCGCCGCTCGAAAGCGTCAATATACATAAGCCTGCCGAGACGTCATCCTTGAGTTCCCACGCCACGTTATAGTTACCCATTAGGTCACACTGCGAGTCTGCGTCCGCAGCCAAGATTTTTAGCGCTTTCACAAAATAGTAGAAGGAGTTCGCAAATTCCTCTTCTGGTGACATTCCGCTGCTTTCCGGTTGACTCGTCATTTTGCCGCCCCAGATGTCGATTTCCGTAAGCCAAGTTTAGTATGCGGGCAAGGTGCCAACCGATACTACTGAGCGCCAAGGGGGAACCGCAAGATGTTGTAGTACGCAAGCGCCCCACCGAACGTCCCTTCCCGGCCGAAAACGGTCACGCGCGAGGGGCAGTTTTCGACCCAAATCCGCCCTTCAACGTTACGCTCCCAACGCCGGAAAGCTGCTTCATAGCGGCCGCTTCCATTACTCCACGCTTTCCGCTGATCGCCACTCACCGACGGTGGGAATCTCGCTTGGATGGAGAGCGGGCGTCATGCAAAATTATCCTTTTGTAGCTGGCAACGGCTCTTCAACATCGGCCGATTCCGTTTTTGCTTTCGACTTGCCAGCGATGTCGATCACTTTCGCCCGGAGTTCGGGCACCAGCTCGACGGCTCTTTCGAATGCCTTGGAATGAACCAACTCGTGCCATGGACTTCCGTGGTTCCTTTCATCCGCAAGCAGACGCAAAGGTGCCTCCTCCATCCGCGACAACGCTGATCCAAACAGGCGATTTTCAAATGCTGGATCAATTCTTACGGCCTCCTTCCGGTAACCTTCGTACGCTTTGGACACCGATGCCTTAAATGCATAGTCCTCAGCCAACCGGAATCGCTGGCCGATCTGCTTTGTTGCCAGCCACGCGAACCAAAAAGGCGCACCGACGCTCACGAGCGATACGCCGAGATGCAGAGCAATAGCTCCCCAAGTCGGTGTGGCGCTTGAGAGAAGCCCGTTTAAAGCGCGAACCCGTTCGTACCCAATGACCGCCGCCGCTGCCAACGTAACGATCAAACTGCCAGTCCACCATCGAATGGAAACGTTAAGCTTGTTTGCTCGATCGTCAAAGGCTCCAGCCAGTCCCTTAGACGTCGCAATACGGTATGCGTCTTCGCATTTCTCAACGACTGCTGCAGCGTCATCCTGATGTTGTCGGATAGCGCGAGCCACTTCCACGATTTCGGCTAGAGCCTTGGTTGCTTCCTGCTGCGATATCCTCGCGTCAGTTTCGGATTGTTTGGTTCTCTCTCTTGCTTCGTGAAGTGCAGCAAGATCGACATCAAGAGACTCCGCCGCGGCATGCGCAGCCAGAATCTGTTCTGCTTTCGTTTCGAGATCGCCTGTTTTGCTCTCGACCGAGTTGACCCGCGTTTCAGCAGCGTTGATCCGACGCTTCAGTTGGGGAGGAATCGCATACAATTCGGGTTGCGTTGGCCACTGAAACGCGTCGGTAAGCAAGGAATTCAGTGTCGCTAACATCAGCAGCAACGCTGGCACTGCTTGGACAGCGTTGCCATTAAACATGTGCGGGACGGTATTCCCCACTGCGTAATTGATGCCTGAGGTCATTCCCTTGATGCGTGTCGCAACGTCTTCAGGGAGCTCGATGTCTGCCTGCTTTCGAATCTTGTTCGAAAGAGAACTAATCAGGGCTACGATATCGTCACGGCTTACCCCGACTACATTCCATCCATATACTGCGTTGAGTTGTCGCTGCTCAGCCGCATTTTTTACTGATGCCGACAGCGCATCGAGCGCGACGCAAAGAGCTAATAAGTTTGGGTCGAGTGTTTTTTCGTCAGCCATTTTTTCCCCGAAATATTCTAGTGCCTTGCTGCTGTAAAGTTTCAAATCATCGCGAGGCGCTATGTTAAATCACCAACGTCGCATATTCTCCGTAACCGACGCAAGCGTTGAGCGCCTTCCATAGTGGCAACTTCTCACTGTTTAGCAGACGTTTGAAACACGAACGCAAAGAGCCGGTCGTGGTTGTGGATTCACTCGCCAAAGCGACTTTGCAGGCCAACACAAATAATTAAACATCAATTACTTACAAATAACGCCACCCCAAAAAAACTCCATAGGTACTTCGCCCATCGTTATCTCTGCCACGACAAAGGAACCAGTTGAAAGCTTTACTCACTGACCAATCGGCCCCACAAGAGCAGTTGCCGAACCTGAAATTTCAATAATCCGACCTGCGACATCGATGCAATTTCGATTCTTGTAGTTCCCACTTGGAACATCGTAGCTCGCTCCGTTCACGATGACCGTCAACGAGTATCCGTCGTTACGACAAACACGATAATCCCTCACCGCCTCACCAGAATAAATCACGTTGGCACGGCTCCCGATGTTGTCTATCAAACGGCATCCGCTGTCACAGTACGGCCCCGCAAAGTCCGTGCTGGCAAATGCCGGACCACCAATCAACGACAACGCGACGAATAATGCTGGTGCGAACGCTTGTTTCATCAGTAACTCCTCGTTTTTGGTATCTCTACTTCGAACGGCATTTACCGGAGAAACTTTAACGCCCCCCCGATCCCGTCGCACCTGCGATGACGGAGAGCACCAAGGCGAGTGCCCGGATGAGTTCACGCAAATCGAAGCAATTATTTTTCCTTGCAAAACTGTAACCCATGGATTACATTTGATCCTATGAGGAAAATTCTCCAACACCCCGAATTCAGCAAGTGGTTCTCCGGCTTGAGGGACCGCAAGGGCGTTGCCGCCATCGCCCAACGGCTCGACCGTCTGGCGCTCGGGAATCCCGGCAACGTTAAGCCGGTCGGCGAGGGTGTTTCGGAATTGAAGGTTGACGTCGGCCCCGGCTATCGCGTGTACTTCGTTCAACGTGGCACGGTGCTGGTCGTCCTGCTGTGCGGCGGCGACAAGTCGACGCAAGCCAAAGACATCAAGCACGCGAAGAAGCTGGCCGACGAATTGGAGGACTGAGAAATGAAACTAAGCGAACTGAGGGAATTTGACGCCGCAGAGGCACTAAAGGACGACGAGACGATTAAGCATTACCTTTCGCTCGCGTTTGAAGGCGGGGATTCTCGCGAAATTCAGCGGGCGCTCGGCACCGTTGCTCGCGCTCGCGGGATGAGCACCCTTGCCCGCGAGTCGGGAATTGCTCGCGAAGCACTGTATCGTGCCCTGTCCGACACGGGCAATCCAGAATTCGCCACCATCATGAAAGTGGTCGGCGCACTTGGCCTGCACCTCACGCTGGCTCCGAATTCCGAATCCCCCAATGCCGTCACTGCTTGAGCATCACGTTCAGCCAAACAATCCGACTGGCTCGGATGCACGATCCCAACTGTAAATGATCACCTCTCTACGGTCGGCCCCTTTGCCGCCGCCGACCGTGTAAGTGATCCCGCACGTATCGATCTCGAACCCATCGAACGCCCGCCGAATGTCCGGGTGATCGTTGAGGCTCACGATGGCCTTGCCCTTGATACGACGCAGCGCTTCCGCCATCCGCTCATACTGCTCAAAAGCAAACGGCACGCCATACCCCTCGGTTTCCCAATAGGGCGGGTCAAGATAGAAGAACGTGTGTTCACGGTCGTACTTTTCGATGCACGCGAGCCAGTCAAGATTCTCGATGTACGCGCTGGCCAGCCGCAAGTGCGCAGCAGACAGCGACTCCTCAAGACGCAACAGATTCAGGCCAGGCGGCGTCGTAGTCGCCGTGCCGAATGTCTGCCCCTCGACCTTCCCCCCAAAGCAGTTGTGCTGCAAATAGTAGAACCGGGCCGCACGCTGAATGTCCGTCAGCGTTTCGGGACGCGTCTCTTTGAGCCACTTAAAAACCTGCCGACTGGACAGCGCCCACTTGAACTGACGCACGAACTCTTCGAGATGATGTTGCACGACGCGGTACAGGTTCACCAGTTCGCCGTTGACATCGTTGATCACCTCCACCTTAGCCGGATGCCGGAGGAAATACAGCGCTGCACCACCGGCAAACACCTCGACGTAGGTCTCGTGCGGCGGGAACATAGGAATGATGGTATCTGCGAGACGGCGCTTTCCGCCGATCCACGGAATGATTGGTGCTGTCATTTTTTGTGAGCGTGTTTTGGTTTTTGTTACAATCCGCCCCGCCTCCTAGGAAGGTGGCAGAGCCTTGGCTTGGCTCACTGGGTACTCAGTGTGTCAGGCGACCGTCGCGGTGCTCTAACACCAAGACGGTCGCTCTGTCTCTACTCAAGCGCCTGCGCGCTACTGCAAGTCGCTACAGTCACGACGGCCACGCGGCCACCGTCTTGCTATGTCGGATTGCGCAGTCAACCAACGCCCCCAACAAGTCACTTTGCACCCACGCCTGCCACACGTCGTAATCGTCGGCGGAAGGCCCGTCGGGAATCATGCAGTCCGCAGCAAGAGCGCTATCGAGTTGCGGCTTGCTTGGCGGCGGCAACGGCTTCGGAGAGACTGCGCACCCGGCCAGCGTCAGGGCGACAATCAGCAGGCAAAGGCTTGTCTTTTGCATAGTTCTTGAGATCCTTCGAAAGTTGATCGAGCTTGCCTGCAATCGCGGCTCGCTCGCTGATGTATGAATCGGCGGCTTCCTTCACTTTGCTCGCGGTCTCGGCAAAGTCCGCAAGCGCGGCAACGGCCGACGCCTGGCCGTCGAGCGCCCGCTCCTTTTGCGCGCCCGCAACTGCGGCACTCATACGCCAACCGTTGATCACCCACCCGGCCGCAGCCCCTGTGAGCAACAGCAGCACGCCCACCACTAGGCACGCGCCGAGCTTCGTCACATCCGACATAACCATTCCTCCACATCGCGACGACGCACTAGGCCGTCGAGCTTTCGCCCGCCAGCCAGCACCCAACGTCGGTACTCGTTGCAGGCGTCGTCCTGACGCCCGAGGTTGACCAACCGCAGTAGCGTGCTTTTGCGCAGATTCGGCTCGCCCAGGTTGAACGCGAAATCACCGAGCGCCGCGCGTTCGGTCTCAGAGATCGGCACGCGCACGTTGCGGTCGACGGCGTCGAGCGCGATCTCGATGTCTTCCACGAGCCACGCGTCGCACTGCGCTTGCGTCGCTGTCATACCTGCGCGAACGCCGCGCGTATGCCCGTAGCAGATCGTCCAGACGCCGACGGAATCCTGATATGCGACGTAGCGCACGCCCTCGAAATGCGGAACGAGCACCATCAAGGCAGCAATGGCACCCGAGCCGAGGACCGCAAGCAACTTTTGCTTGATGTCCATACATCACTCCCCTTTGCGCGATGGCCCAATGAAGTTCTTGTAGACGTAGTGCAAAGCCAGCAGCACCACGTAGACCAACGTCGCCATGCTTGCCCAGTCCGCCACCCCATACCCCATCAGGGTCATGACTGGCACAGGCGTCGCAGGTGACGCCTTGATCACTTCCACCGCCAAATCAGCGTTTGTCACTCCATACCCCGCAAAAAAGCCGCCCCAAAATGGTGGCGGCTGAAATGAAAACGGCCCGCGTTATGCGGGCCGTCGACGAAACGGATTGACTGTGAAGCAAACAGGTATTCGCTCGAACGCCTCCCAATTGGTTGCGTCCCACCCCTTACCGTCCCATCGGTTCCATGCCTTCCAACCGAGCTTGTATTGCCCGAGCGGCCCCTCGTAATAGAAATTGAATCCCCGACCAAACGCTATGAACAGCACCAGGTCGTCACGCTCAACGTATTTGACAACGCGCCATTCAGACGCGTCGAACGTCAGGCCAACCGCGTAATCAAAACCGTACGCCGGGTTGCGATTAAGCCACCATACGCGCGCCCAATACCGCCGCCAGGGAGTCGAACCCCATGACGGATCGAGATATCCATCAAGCCATCCAGCGTCGAGCGTCGCATCGAACGTCTGGAACCATCGCAATCGGCGAGGCAAGTTTCCAGCCTCGTCGGCGAGCAGCGGCACCCACCAATTCACTGCGATCACCGCGATCATCGTTGCCGTCAACGATGCCGTGACACACATGGGATAGAGAAGAATCCACATCACTCCGCCCCAATGACCGGAACAGGGTCCGCCGGATCAGGCACGTTACCCTCTGCCTGCCATCGCTTGAACTCTTCATAGTCGACGTTACCGTCCGCCATCGGAATCGTTGCGCCGTCCGAGAGGCGCGTGACGAAACCCTCGGTGATATAGAGCTGATACATGGTTAGAGCCTCGCAGTGATGACGAATGCGGCGTTGTTATAGGCATTTGCTTGGCCAGCCGACACGGTTCCTGTGGCGGCAAGGCGCATGCAACGCGTCGTGTTGTAAGCGATGGCTGGCGTGTTGCATTGGGTCAGCGCGAACGAAATCGACGGCACCGTGGGGGGGACTCGCATTTCGACCGGGTAGTCAATGCCCGCTGCCCCGACAGGGGCACCTGCCGACCCCGCCCAACCGTTGATGAAGAGCGATCCAATCGGAACGTTGAGCGCGTAACGTTGGCAGGCGGCGAGTTCCGCCTGATACCCTCGGCGCTCTAGCGGCGTAGCGACAGTACCTTCCTCCAACTGCCACTCGGTAAACCAGAAATTCTTCGTCGTGATCGCCCCGCACGCGACCTGCACTTCGATGTTCAACCCCTTCGAGCAATCGCCGAGCGCGATTCCGTTCTGCCAAGGAATGAGTTGCGTTGCTGTCCCTGACGCTACGGCTACAGGAGCACTTGTGGCGATTGCCGTCACGGCCGAAAAATCGTCGGCCGTGTTGGTCGGCTTGCTGAGAAGCACTGTGTAATTCACAGGCGCTCCAACATCGTGTTGCACGACCATCTGGAACATCGCCGTCGCGTTCTTGAGTTTGACAGCCTCGGCCGCCTCCATCCGATACCGCCAAGATATAACCCCGGCACCGGTCAGTGTGCAGCCCGCGAACTTGACCGCATAGCCGGTACGTCCGACTGGCGACGCCGTGTCTTGGATCAGCGTGCCCGCCGTGATGGCGCCGCCCGAGGCCCATCCAGCAATCATTTCCACGGGACCGTACTGGACGGCGCTCGACAGCGTCGGCGTCGCGGTCTGGATGGCCACTTGCGCACCGCTGTTGATGAGTCGATTGCGGGAAGCAGCGGCCCCGGACGAGCCAATTGCGGCCGCAAGAATCCCCCTTGTCACATAGTCGGCCGATACTCGGGTGTCGATGATTTTCTTGATGGCTTCGGCGAGCTGCGTAGGATCCGCCTCATCCGGCACAAGTCCGCCTTCCGCAAGAACGTGCAGAACCTCGTCAGTAATCGCGTTGCCCCACGCCGCCGGGATCAACGACCCCACACGAGGAACGGTTTTATCCTCGTCTACGAACCTGCCATCAACAAGTCCCACTCCGGGAACACTCTTTGGATAATCCATTCATTAGCCTCTTATGTCTCGAAATCGAGCATTACCACCGTATGAGCGTGTGCTTCGCGCCGCACCACACACTCCAGCCCCTCGTTCGGGTTCCCGCCAAACCGCTCGCCCCACACCGTTGCGCCGAATCGCCGCCCTCCGGCCAGCGCACCACCCAGTCGCAGCCCCCAAAAAAATTGTTGAGCCCATGTACCAAAGTGGCTTTTCCCGAAGCGCGCACGGCCGAAGCGCGGGGCGCGATACTCCACCCCTCGCGCGTTCGTGTAGCCGAACGAAACAGCGAGTTGCACGTAGTACTCCATTCGCGCATCGCCGACCTCAAACATGCGGCGAAACACCGCCGCGCGGCGATCATCAAACGATTGCGAAGGACCGAGGCACGGATCGGGCAGCGCCATGACGCGCTCCCAATCTGGCAACAACTCCCGCACCATGCGTGGGTCCATTTCGGCGAGCAGGGCATCACCACGTGCGTCGACTCGCGCAAACTCCGGGGCGAGGCATTGCAGCACCTCATCAACCTCGGCCCCCATCTCCCCAGACCACGCAGGACCAGGCGGCAACAGTGCGCGCAGATGCGACAGGTAATCGTCTGCCGTCATACCCATGTGATCACCCCGAGCGTTGGCAACTCGTTTGCCGCGCATTCAACGTTGCCCGCAGGCACGAGTAACTTGTGATCGTCTTCGCCTTGCGCACCGCTGATTGCCGCGGTCAAGTGAGAGCGAATCAGCGTCATCCCGAGATCGGCTTCGGCACGAAGCACTTCGTCGAGCGCCTGTTGAACGGCCACCCGATTTTCCGGAGTGTCTGGCGTGAGATCGATGGTTAGGGGGACTGGCCGGTTCTTCGGGGCCATCACATAGACCTCGGGGCACGTCGGCCGCTGCGTCTCGATGTAGGCTCCCACCACCTCGGATTGCTCTTCGGACGGGAAAGGATCCGCATCGCCGTCTCGCATGATGTAGACGCCAACCGTGCCGGGGCCGAGGGCGTTGCGCACACACCATGCACGCGAAATACCCGGCACCTCCAGCGCCCAAGTGACGTAATCGTCAGGCTTGCCGCCACGCGGCACGACACGATACGTCCGTACCACACGAGCACGCAGGCTATCAATGCTCTCGATATCGGAGCCGCCGCCGATACCGCCTACGCCCACGTAGGCAGTGTCGGACAAACCCTCGATGGGAGACACGCTGGTCAGCGCAGTCCCTTCGTCGAGATTACGGAGCACGCCCGCGTCGACCGCTGCGAGTGTCACTGTTGCAGCGCTCCCACTGATCGCGCCAGCGATCTTTACGGTATAGCGTCGGCCGTCACGGGTTTGCCATAGCTCGCCCGCTTCAATGCGAGCCGTATCCCGCCCAGAACAGATCAACGGTCCCTGAGCCGACCCCGCAGGCCGTCGCCCGTTGTTTGGCAAACGCATGGCCGCAAGCCGCAGCAACGTCTCCTCGTCGCACGAGTCCGGCAAGATCTGATCCGCGATGTACGCCTGGTGCCCATACAGGCCAGATACCGCGCCGGAGTGCGCACGAGAGATCACCTCGCCATCGCCGCGACGCAGTGCCCCAGTATTGCTGGCGGGGGCAAGATCTCCTCGCACACGCTTGACCAGCTTGGGCAATGTCGGAATGTCAAACGGCATTGATTACCCTCCAAATATCCTCAATATCGAGACTGAGCGGATCGCCGTCGACGAGATCAATCCGCACTCTCATGCGCAATTGATCGTTCCCACGCCGCTCCGCCCGTATGTCAACCGCCGTCGCGTGCTCGTCGTCAACGAGCCACGCAAGCGCCTCCTGTGCGTATGTAATCGCGTCTCGCACCGTGTCGGCCGTCAACGTGCGACGGCGCAGCAACCAGAGACGCGATCCAATTTGATCGCCACTGACGGACGGGAAGGTATCGCCCCACCACCCTTGCAGCTCGTCGTCGTCGACGGGATCGCTATCCAGCGCGCGTCGCCACGAAAATAGACTGATATAGACAGCCCTCGTGAGAACCGCGACGCGCTGATCCTCGGTCAGATCGATCATTGCGGCCCTCCCGTCGGCGGCCCGTCATGCTCTTGGTGCGTATGCCCGACCATGCTCTTCCCGTCTCCGTCACCGAGCACGACGTCGGGAGCGCGGATCGCTGCGGTAGATTCAGCCGTCGCCGCATCCAGCTTGAATGCATCCGTCTTGAGCGAGATCGTCTCGCTGGCCTGTACCTCGTAATGCTTGGCCTTGATGCGATATACATCGCAATCGACATCGATGATCCGGCCACGACGCAGCGTGATGCGCGCCGCCTCATCGGTATAGATCGCGACGTCGCCCGGCTGGAGATCAGTCGGGCGATACCGCTTGTCGTTCGGTGGCAGTGCAACGCCGTGTGATCGGTCACCACCGAAGAACAAGGCAACGCCACCCGCACCGGCCAGCGGCACCGATGAGAAGCCGTATTGCTCCAGATCCTCAACGCCGTCCAACACCTCGCCAGCCAGCACCCGGATCTGTAGCCGCTGCAACTTCCCCTCGGCGTTCGCGAGCACCACCGTGTAACGCGAAAGCACTGTCGAAAGGTCCATCACCTTTTCTCCCAATCGGCGGGCAACAGGTATTCGAAGTTGTCACCCGTCTTGCCCTTCTTCACCTTCATCCGCTTGCGCTTGTCGTTCGGCTCCGGCTCGAAACCATCGGGCGGGGCGACCTTCAGCGTCGCTATCGTCCCGCCGGATCGCCTGCGGCTGTATGTAACTTCGGCGATGAGCATGTCGCGGTCAAACCCGATGATCGGGTCTACCACCGGGACAATCAGATTCGGGATCCACAGTGCACCGTTGCTCTGCCGCCACCCCTGCACCTGATACGTCGCCTCCAGGGCCTTCGAGATGCGATGATCGCGCTCCCAATCCGCTCGCCACTGCGCAAGCTCCTTCGTGACTTGCCCTGACTCATTGATCACTAGACGCCGACGGCGACCGATCCTGTCATCGGCAGAACTGCCTACGACCTCAGCGGCGTCCGCCGATTCGTCGTCATCCTGTTCCGCTCGCTGGCCTTTGGCGACGTACTCGGAGAACACACGCGAGAAGTCAAGCGGCGCATCGCCTTCCAGAATGTTTTCCCCGAGCACCAACCGATCAGCCGCACGGCCTGCGCTCCCTGGCCTCGCCATCACCAAACGACCCTGCCCGTCGTCCGTTGAGAACAAGCGAGAGACCGTTAGCAGCCGGTCGATAGACTCGAAAATCGTCTCTCCGGGCTTCACCGTGTGGTTCGGGATCACCGTCGTATCGCGGCCCTCGTTGACGACCTTGATGCCGTACGGACTGACTAGAGAGCGCACCACCTGCTCGATGCGCTGCCCTTTCCACTGTCCCGGCTTATCGTCGGGGCAGCAGTCAACAAGGTCTGCCGTGAGCGAGCGGCCCGTGATACGCATCGTCGCCTCGGTCTTGCTGTATCGGATCGGCGATGCGCCCACCCATCCTGTTACGACCAGGTCACGACCGATGCGTACCTCGCAACGTGCCCCGTGCCGAACGGGCCGGATCTGCTCGGACGATCCCGGCCAGCGCCACGTAATCGATAGATCGAAGTCACGCGCCTGTCGCTCGACGCCAGCACCGATGCTGACCTCCTTCCAGCCGCCGTAATCCATCCCATCGACGGTCAAAGTCACTTTGTCGTTTGGATCTTCCATTTCACTTCCGTGCAATTTGCAGAGGCACCGCAGGCACGAAGCCTGGATAGATCAACCGGTTACGCGCGACGATCTCATCGGCCCGGCGTGCGTCCCCGTACTTGGCGTACGCAAGCACCAGTGCCGGGACTGTCGCGTTCGGCGAGTACGTCGTCAGGCGCACTCCCGCCCGGGCTACGTTCGATAGATGCGCCTCCAACGCCTGGCGCGCATCGGTCAGAACGGCAAAGTGCTTCGCATCGGATTGGAGCGCCACCACCCAAATCGCCTCGCTTACCGCGTCGCGAGCCCCGATCACATCGTCTGCGACTGGCGTCTCGTTCGCGACCTCGGAGGTTGAGACCTGGACGTCCAGCGCAGGGGCGTCCACACGCTGGGTCGGCGGGGACATCGCCACGGGCATTTCAGCCGCATCGCGCAAAGCGTTTGCGACGGCGACGTCTTGAAATAGGTTCACGACGGCCACTTGAAGGGCAGCGGCATCCGTTCCGGGAGGCGCGGGAATAGACGCGAGCGCTGGCACGGCGCTTGCGCTGCTTTGCACGTCCGCCACCGAACCACCGAAGCTGGAAAATCCACGGGTCATGTCTCGCACCGTGCCGAGCAACATGCCAGACAGATTCCCCGGCGAGTTCATCACCGTGTCGAGCAAACCGCTGGCCGTTCCGAACAGCGAAGTAAACGGGGACATATATCCCTGCACAGCGCCGAAGAATCCGGAGACGCCAGACGTCAGCGAATTCGCCTTGACGCGAGCCATGTCGACGACCGCCAACGCACCTTGGAAGCGAGCGAGCGCCGAACTCTCGACCGACTCCGCAGCAGATTTCAACTGCTGCCCGGTGTTCGCAACCGGCCTCGGGTTTTCCAGCCTCCCCGAATCGACAAACACCAGCTCGAAGCGAACTACGCCCCCTTCGTCCATTCGGTGCGAAACTGAACACTCGTTCGTCGCCGTGACAGTCTTGCGCCCATACCACGGGTGCACCAGCTCGCCGGAGCCAGGCTCATCGAGCGCCTTGAGAAGCGCGTCGCGCTCCTCGAAGCACTTCGCCCCCACGACGTATGCGGTAAAGCGATACGTCCGCGTACGACGCCCCATGTCTTCGACATAGGGGTCGTCTTTTTTCGGGTACTCGTGGATTTGGACGTCCCTGCCGACCGGCCCAGATTCGTCGTTGACACGAAACGGCACGCCCCGGAATGAGGCGGGTTGCATCTTCTCTTTCCAAGTCAATTCGTGTCTCCCAAACTACGACGTCCAACACGGCTCGTGACCGTAAGGCCGGACTGATTCGTCTTGGCGTCGTCAACGCGTGTTCCGGGCGGGGCGTTGTCGAACTTCACAGTCAACTCACCGTTTAGACGCGCTCCCCCAGCACCTGCGCCCACAATCGATTGCTGCTGCCATGCAACGGCACCTGCGAGACCTCGCCCGCCACCAGAAGGGAGCGGCACGAGGCCAGACGCGTCCGGTGTTGCGTTGCGCGCGGGGCCACCGTCGAGCAAACCGCCTATCTTGTTGCCTACCCACTTCGTTGCATCAATGATCGGCTCGACGTACGGTCGAATGCGCTCCCACATCCGCTTAAACCAATCGACGATAGGCTCCCAGTTCGCCACAACCATGCCCAACGCCGAGTAAGACCAGATCGTCTTGATCAGCTCCCACCCGGCCGCGAAATACGGCTGGATCTTTCCCCACATGTCCTTGAACCACGGAGCCACCGCACTCCAGTTGGCGATGAGGAAGCCCGCACCGAGCGCAAGTGCCCGCACTGCGATGCCGATGGGAGAGAGGTTCGAAACGGCGAGAAACAGCTTCGTAGCGACCGTCGCACCCCACACGGCCAGACGCAACGCACCGAATCCCAGTGCAGCACCAAGCAGTCCTTTGACGAGCCAAGGATTGGCTGCGGTCAGGCCGGCGATCTGATCCGTCATCGGGCCGATCACGCCGAGGAATGAGTTGATCGACGGAAGCAGGATGTTGCCCATGCTCACGCCCAACCCGACCACCCGGTTGGTGAACAACTGAATGTTGTTCGCGGTCGTGGCCGCTCGCGCTGCATATTCCTGCTGCATCGACCCGCCGTACTGCTGCTCTTCCGCGACCTTTTGCAGATTGCCGCGCAACAACTCCATGTTGGTCAGCAACGGCGCAATAGCCTCGATGGACTCTTTCCCGAACAACTGCTGCAAGACGGACGCCTGTTTGGACTTATCGACCTTGCCAACAGCCGTCAGGACACGCAAAAGCGTGCCCTGTGCATCTTTTTGCATGCCAACCGCAAGTTGCTTTGCATCGAGCCGCAGCGACTTGAATGCGTTCTGTTGCTGCTTCGTGGCAGACGAACCTGACGTCAGCGCCAGCATGAAGTTTTTCATGCCCGTGGCGGCGACTTCCTCCTGAATACCCATTCCGGCAAGCGTCGCGCCCATCGCCGCGATCTGGCCAGACGCCAGCCCCGCCACCTGTCCGAGCGGACCGATACGGGTCACGATGGACGAGATCTGCTTCGCCGTAGCAGGGCCGTTGTTACCCAGATAGTTGATCTTGTCGGCCAGCTCGACGACTTGATCCTGTCCCATCTTGAACGAGGTACGCCACTTCGCCATCATCGTGCCGGACTCGTCGGCCGACTGGTCGAACGCCACCCCCATCTTTACGGCGTCTTCGGCAAAGCGTGCCAACTCGCTCTTGTCGAAACCAGCTTGCCCCCCCGCCGCGACGATGGCAGCAATGTCCTTCGCCGCCATCGGCAGACGCCGGGACAGGTTCAGCACGTCGTCGCCCATCTGCTTGAACTGCTCGGGCGTGTCGAAGTTGACGACCTTCTTCACGTCGGCCATCGCCGACTCGAAATCGATAGCCGCCTTCGCCCCAAGCATGAACGGGGCCGCGATGGCCCCGCCCTTCATCACCTCGCCAAACGAGATCTTGTCGCCGAGGCTGGACGTCTTGAGTTGCTTGCGAAACTGCGCGACGTTCTTGCGCATGCCCGCAAGCATTGGCGAGAGTTTATCGACGCCTGTAATCAGCGCCTTGAGTTGGAACTTGTCAGCCATCGCTATCTCTCCGCGCCTGAGTCTGCCGCCATGCGTGGGCGTGGTGCTCGAAGACCAAACCAAGCGGTCGCGCCTTGACGATCTCCGGGTCTAGCCTCCAATAGCCAGCGACGTCGTAGATCAGCGTCGTCAGCTCGTCGACGCTTCCGACGTCCCACCGTAAAAAAAACTGATCACCTGCAGCGAAAGACGTGCGATAGCAGCAGGCGAAAGCGCGTCAACCTGATCTTTCGTCATGCCGCCCAGAAGCTCGATGTAGCGCATTGCCGCAGCGGTGTTCACGTAGAACGTTTCTGCGTCCACGCTGACCATGTGCGGCATTTCCCCCACGGCCGCAGTCTCCTTCCCCGTGACTTCGGCGAGCGTCGGCAGGTCATCCGCCTCACCGACGAACATCCCCATAACCGCTTCATTCACGGCCATGACGTCGGGTCCGCAGAGCTTCGACAGCGACGACGGGGGAACCTCAGCGCACGTAGCCGCGTACTTCAGAATCGTTCGCGGGTCGGGCACGAAAGCGCCGTCGACACCGCGCACGAGGAAGGGCAGACGACGCGTGGCCCGGATCTCGTCGCCGGTCGGCTCGCGCAACGAGAGCACCGAAACGGTTTCGCCATGCGCCGGGATCGGCTTCTTCAACGTGATATCGATCACATCCATTCCCCTTTAATGCCGTTGAATTCGAGCGAGATCTTGCCGTCGTCACCCGCCGATGAGGGCTCGCCGACGAGGTACGCGCCCGACAGGACGTACGTCTTGCCGTTCTTGAACTCGCACGTCACCGTCATGTTTTCTCCCTTGGCAAGCTTGTCGAGCGGGAAGCCAGGCGTATGGACGGCGTCGACCTTGACGTACGGCGTCCGATCCTTCTCCGAGAAGTAGCCCTTCACGACGGTCTCGCGCACGACCTCAGTTACAGGCGCTTCGCAACCACCCGTGACCGTGAGCGCTACGCCATCGGCCTTGACGTAGCAAGTGCCCGCAGTTTTCTGTCCCATCTGGAACTCCAATGAAAACGGCCCGGTGGATGCCGGGCCGCAGGTTTTTCAGAATCGCCGCGTTATGCAGCTTCCGGGTATTGCAGGCGGAACTGGTTCACCAACGCGAAGATGCGCAACTGGTTCACATAGTCGGGCGGATACAGAACGTTGATACGGTTCGGATTGTTCGCATCGCGCTCGACGATCAGATACTTCGCGAAAAGGTCCGCATTCTCGACAATGCCCTCGCGCTCCATCGCCCGATACTCGGCGATCAGCTCCGCGCGAATGGTCTTGGGCGTGACAATGGCCGCGCCCTCGCCGAACTGCGTACCGTCGTCGGCCAGCTTGTGACGCCCGTATTTGCTCGTGATCACCGAGCGCAGGCGTCGCATCGTGTAACCGATCTGATGCATCGTCTCGCTGTCGAGATACGAATCGTCTGGCTGCCCGTAAGCATTGCGCTGGTACGTAGTGATCGCACGCTCGATACGCACCGAACCGCCCTCGTACGTCTGCGTCGCGATCCCGTTCATGAGCAGCGATTGCCGCTCGTTGAAGATGAATCGCTTCCCGGCCGGGGCGGGCTTAATGCCATTCTGCTCGCCCGTCTGAGTCGGCCGACCGATATCGGCGCTCGTGAACACGGCGGTTCTCGCGGCGAACGTCGCGGCCCACAGCCACACCGGATCCGGCGAATCCGGCTCGAAGCCCTGGATACAGATATGCTCGTCGTTGCGCGAACGCCCGAACGGCACCAATTCACCAATCGTGCCGCGACGTGCGCTGTACACGTGACCATAGAGTTGCTGGGCGTACGACCAACGGCCGATAGTGCCGCTCATCCAGTCGCGCAGATCGTCCAACGTCGTGACGTCGGTATACGGGTGCCCGATGAACTCGAACGGCTCATCGCCCACCAGCGCCAGAGTCGCGGCAATATCCGGCGAACCAGCACCGCCGGTCGGCTGCACGATATCGACGACCAATCCGGCGGGGGTTCGCTCGTTCGCTGCGGCCCCCTGCTGATTGACGCTCAGGCGCATATCGTTGCCGGTGTCGCCCTTCCAACGGCACGTGAACGTCACGGTTCCGTCGAGTGCGGCAGCCGTTGCGGGCAGGCCAGATGCTGCCGACACTGCTGCTGCCAGCGCCGTAGCAGTGTCGGCGGCGGTCTGGCCAATACCGACGGCAACGCGAATGTGCGCCGAGCCGATGTAGGCGTTGATCAGACCAGCCTCGGTCGCGGTGCCCGTGAACTTGAGCGCCCCCTTTGCAGCCTGCCCCGTCTCCACCTTGACCGGCACAACCCAGATTTCGCCCATCTGGTCGATCTGCCGCCACTTCGCGTACATCGCCGCCAGCATGGAGCCGTCACCGCCAAGCGTTACTGCTTCGGATGCGCGGGACACAATCGTCAGTTCGCTAACCGGGAGGTCAATATCGTCGTTCACCTGCGCGATCAGCAGACGGCGATACGACTGGGCACCGCTGTTCGCCATCGAGTTGTCCACCTCGCCGTAGAAGAGCGGAACGCGAGCATCATTGGGGATTGTAGGAAATGCGACGGTCATTGCGTGTCACCCGTATGCATAGCGGCGGCCGTGGTCGGCTTGCCTTCCTTCAGGTCGCCTGCGTTGATGGCCCGCAGCCAGTAGGCCGAGCGGGGAACTTCACGGCCAACGGCCGGAACATCGTCGCCGCGCTCCGGGTCGGGCACGATTCGCCCTTCCACCGGCGTAACGAAAACAGTGCGTTTTTTCATGGTTTGAATTCCTCTTTCAGGATGGCTTCGATGCGCCCGTCCGGGCCGGGGTACTTCAGGTTTCTGTCTGCGGCGGGATCGATGACGTCGACATTGACCGTGATGCCTTCAAGAATCGGCAGGCCGTCTAGCACTTGCTCCTGCCACGTCTCCGGCGGATCGGTAGGAAGAGCGCGCCCCAAGCACCACTCAGCGAAGAACGTGTAGCGATAGACCATTCGCGCCCGGTTAGCGAACAGCAATTCGCCCCCCACGTATTGCGCCATGTCGTAGAACGACTCCGGGCGCCAACCAACGAGGGATAAGAGCAATTGCCGACGCGCGGCATCGACTGCATCAATCGCGGTTGCCGTTCGGTCATCCGGGGCGGGCAGAACTACAAACACGTGGAACGTGTCCGTAACGTTCTGATTCACTACATTTGTGGTTTCGCTCGGGTCTGCGTCGTCGTCGCCGACGACGACATATGCCGCCGGAACGGGCAACTTTCCGGCCTCCTCCAGCAGATCCCAATCGACACCACCGAAGACTCGCCGCTCAAACAAGGGGCAGTAACTGCGCAATTGCGCGATGATTGGAGATAGCTTCATGGCATAAAAAAACCCGCCGAAGCGGGGTTGTATAGAGGCTGCAAAGTTACTTTATGCGCAACGAACTCTCGAACGCTGCGCTCAGCAGTACTTTGATCTGCGCGGCGTTTTCATCGAGAGCGGCAATGACGTAGTTCCCGCGCGGATCGATACGCATAGCGGAGCTTCCCGCTGATCGCTTATCGCGTCGTGCACCAGGCTTACGCTTGACGCCGTAACCTAGATACGCGGGATAGAAGCTCTTCATACCCGGGATCTTGGTCGGCGCAATCCGAACAAGGAAGCCGGAGCGCGACACCTTCACGCCAATCGACTTGCTCAACAGTCCTTTCCGACGGGCCGGAAACTCGCCCGGCTTCGATCCTCCGCTTCTAGCGACATGCTTTCGGGCACCACGCTGGACGAGACGACCAGCGGCGCGCATGGCCCGTCGGATCAACTTCCGGTCGAAGTCAATCGACTTATCAAACCCCTCGTAGCCACTCAGGTGGAGATAGAACGCAGGATCAGACATCGCCCAGCTCCTCTACCTCTAAGACCGTAAAGCGCTTTGCGCCCTTCAGGTCAGAGACACGACGAACTCGGTACACGCTTTGCCCGTCATCGACCTCAACATTGGCGTCGATCCCGTGCTCATATCGAATCCAGATGCGATGCGTGACCTTCACCTCGGTCTGAGCGTTCCCGAAGTAGACCGCGCTGCCGACCGGCTCTATCTTTGCCCAGCGATCACGCCGCCCTGAATAGTCCGATGCGATATCGGTTTCAAGCACCGGATAGTCCGAACGGGTCGAGATCTTGATGCGCTGGTTCAGCTCACCGATTGTGGGGAACTCCATAACACCTCCGTCAACCGACGTTGAACCAGCGATACGGCCCGATCAGCGCGTCAAACGCCAGGGGCACAGTGGCGGATGTCGTCGTCGATGCGGACTGAACAGCCGCTTCACGGTGCTCGTGCCAGTGCGCTACCAGCATGAGGATTGCGAGCCGAAGATCATCGTCAATCACAAGCGCTCCCTCGGGAGCGCCGTCCGGCAGCGACTCGCCTGCGGGATAGAGCTTGCGGCCCGTATGGTTCTCGACGAACCGCTGCGCAGCCACCGCCAGCAAGCGGATCGGTTGATCATCGGCACCATCAGCAGGCGGGTCACCCGCAAGCCGACAGTGCCACCAAATTTCCGCGTAAGTCACAAGCATGGCACTCAGGGCCGCATAAGCGGCCCTCCCCGTGGTTAGGCTGCGGGCTTGCCTTGCAGAGCCTTGACCGCAGCGGTGTCCTGAAGCACACAGCCGAAGCGATGGAAGGCAAGGAAACCGGTTTGGTCAAACTCGGCGTAACGCTCGACCAAGCGCTTGAGCACCATGTACTTGACACGTCGCACGACGAACTGCGAGAAGTCGCCCGCGAACATGAAGCTGGCGCCAGCGCCCACATCAGCAATCGCCTGGTCGACGACGTACTGGTACTTAAGAATGCGTGCCGGAGCGCTCGCATCGAGACCCGGAATCCAGAGCGGGCGATTCTGGCCGTCCACCATTTCCTCGAACATTTGCAGCGTCGCATCGTTGAACGCCAGGCGGAACTGCGGAGCAGCGCGATATGCCGGATCAACCGAGTGGATCAGACCATTGGCCTCCTGCCACGTGAACTTCGCGGCACTGGCAGTCACCTTGCCGATGGCGGCCGATGCTGCGAGACCCTTCGGCTGCGCCGGGGTGTTGTTCGTCGCTGCGGCACCAGTACCCTGGACCAGATACTTGGCTTCGCCGCGGCCGATGCGCGAGGCAATGCGCCCAGAGAGGTACGCTTCCATGTCGATGCCCGTGTCGTTGAGCAACTCATTCGACACGCGGATGACCTTCGACGAGAGGCGGTGCGCACCCAGTTCGCCGAAACCGAATTCGACGTCACCTTCGGCCGTCTCGGTGTTCTCGCCGAGCAGCTCGCCGATATCGTTCGTCCCGTCGCTGGTTGCCCAACCGATGGGTGCCCCGTTGTCCGTCACGATGATCTGCGAGACGGATGCGATCCCGCCGTATGCGGCCATGCTTTCCTGAACGCGCGTGAGGAACGTGGTCGGCACGGTGTAGCCACCACGATCCGGCGTCGCTGCGCCCTGCGCACGGCTTTCGTTGAGCAGTTGACGCTCTTCCGCCGACATTTCACCCAAGCCGACGCGAACGAAGCGGTCGAATACCTGCGAGCGGCGCTCCTCGTCCGTCTGCTCGCCATTCTGGCGGCGGGCTTGCGCTGCCGTTGCCGATGCATTCTGCTCGACGTAGCGCTGCTCGGTCTCACGCAGTTCGGTTTCACGCTGGATCATTTCGTCGAGCGACTTCAAGTCCGCTTTCATTCCGTCCCACTTCGAGCGCTGCTCGTCGCCCCACACGGCGTCGCCTTGCTTATCGTGGAAGCTGCGCATTTCGGATGCGATCTGCGCACGCTTTTGTTGCATTTCTGCGAGAGTCATATGTACTCCGGTTAAACGTTGTAGGTAATCAAGTCGAGCAAGCGCTCGCGTGCGCGACGCTCATTAATGGCCCGGACGTGCAGGTTGTCGTCACGGGCCTCCTTCCACGCCTTCAGCGAGCGCTGAGACGCGTTGCTGTCGTCGTATGCCGGATACGTCACCGGCGATACGTCGATCAGGTTTGCGAAGCGACGAATCGTGCGCACGACGATTTGCCCCTCTTCGCGCCATTCGTCGCCGTCCTGCGCCACGCGGAACTGAAAGCTCGATCCCGTGACGTCGCCGCGCGTCATCGGCGCGAGCACGAGGTCGCGCACGGTCTGCGTGTCGGGCGGCGTGATCGTGTAGGCCAAGCCGCGCTGATCGACGTTGATCCGCAACGTTCCGCTGCGGGTCCGGCCGAGAACGAAGTTCGGGTCGTGATTGAACAGGGCGCGTACGTCGTCGTTCATGACATCGTCGAATGCCCCCGGAGCGATCTCCTCGACGAACATCCCGAACATCAGGGCGCTTCGCGAGTTGAATACCGCGCCGTAACCGACGATGGTGACGGGATCTCCGCTTTCGCCAGACGAGCGCAGTTCGCACGGCTGCTCGGGCAGCGTGCGCTTTTCGATGTAATCCATGCTGATTTCCTCGGCGTTAGCCTTCGGCTGGTGCGGCGTCGACCGCCGCATCTGATGGTCTAGCGTTGACACTGATGAGCATGTCGGACAGCCCCTCGCGCGGGTTCATGTCTTCGAATGCGCGGACTTCGTTGCGATCCATCCACCCATCGGTGATTCCGTAGTGGTAGAACTCCGCGCGCTCTTTCGGTGTGCCGCGCAGCAGACCGGCCAAGTTCGCTTTCACGTAATAGCCAGCACGCCGCTCGGCAGCGGTAAAGATCTTCCGGTTTAGCTCCTGCTCCCAGTTCACCACCCACGGCATCATCGTGTGACGCACAAACTGAATCCCCTGCTCGCTGATGTTCGAGAAAGTTGCTTTTTCTAGGTCATTGATCATGTGGGCAGGCACGTTGAAGATGCTCGCGATCTCTGACCGATTCATCTTCCGCGTCTCGATAAACTGCGCATCTTCAGGGGCGATAGTTAGCGCCTTGTAGTCGAGATCAGCCGGTAGCAGCAGCGTCTTGTTCTTCGACTCACGCAGCTTCGTGGCCGTCTTATTCCACAGCGAGGTAAGGCGGTCCCATCCATCCTTCTGTAACGGCGTGCCCTTCAGGGTGATCAGGCCCGTAGGACGCCCGCCCCCATCGAAGAAATCCTTCCCATACTGCTGCGCGGCAAGACCCAAACCAAGCAGCTCCGCGTGCTGACGGATAGGACTGATCCCTTCGCGTCCGTTCGTGCCGAGTGCGCGAATGTGAATCATGTCCTCCGGCGCAATCGAGATCGGCGCCCCATCGTCGTCGAGCGACGCATACGTCCAGCGCCCCCCAACCTTGACGAGCGTGGTGTCGGCTGGCGTGCAACGCCCAAGCTCATAGATCTCCCCCTTCCTCGTGCGACGAATGGGGGTGTATGCATTGCCCCACCCGCACACGTGGCTCTGCCGCGTCTCGCGCCACTTGTAGCTCGTCTCCCATTCGTTCGGGGAGTCGTGCAGCAGGTAGTACGCGGGATGGTCCGTGGCAAGCTCGCGGGTATCGCCCTTGCGCCGCAACACAGCGAGGGGCAACTGCCCCCAAGAACTCGCCAGCACGTAGATACACGAGTACACCGCTGACAGGCGCATTGCTGTCGCCGCAGTGACCACGTGCCCCTCGCCGTGCAAGATCTCGGCGAGATTGCGGCCGGTGATCGGCACGTCCGGGTTCTCCAGACTTCGACGGCCCAGCAATGAGTCGATGAATTTCATGTTCACATGACGAGAATGTCGTCTTCTTCAAGGGTTTCGAGAATCGAACGTTCACCGCCAGCACTCGCACGCGCCAACGCCATGACCGTCGCGACAGCCGGGTCAATGCGTCCGCGCCCAAGTGACTTTTTCTTGTCCGGTCGGAAGTTGCCGTTGCTGTCGAACAGCAACGAGACGTTCAACGTGGCCCAGCGCATCAGCGCATTACCGCCGTGCATCAGCCGGTTGTCGTACACCAGCTCTTCGAACTTCTTAGCGCCGGGATACATACCTGTCGTCAATTGCGGAACCTCGACCATGAAAACGCCCTCGGCCATCAGTTCGTTAGCCAGGTGCGTAGCGTTCCACTTATCAAACGCCAGCTCGACCAGTTCGTAGGTCGTGCGCACGTGGTCGAGAATGAAGGCTTTCAGCGGCGCATAGTCCGTCACATTGCCTTCCGTCACGGTCAACCACCCGTCGCGCTCCCATTTGGCGTAGTCGGCACGATCCTCGCTGGCCTGCTCCGCCACCTTCGCTCGCGGGCAGTACGTGTACACCAACAGATACCATTCGCCGGACGGATCGTCGTCGAGCGGCGGGAACACCAACGCGAGCGCCGTGAGATCTCGCGTCGACGACAGGTCAAGACCGCCGAAGCACCGACGCCCGGCCAGAATCGCGGGATCGAAACGGCGGCCCGCCTTGTCCCACACCTTCGCGTCGATCCAGCCATCCGCGCCATTGACCCACTGATTCAGATCCTTGGTGAGGAAGTTCGCCATCGCCGAGGGCAGTGCTCGCGCCTTACGCGCCATCGAGCGCATGTACGCCCATGTCTTTGACCGTCCCAATCCGGGGTTCGCCTTGATCCACATGCGCTCATCGAGCGGATCGTCATCGGTGTCCAGGGTGTAGATGTAGCCGAAGAACGAATCGTCATCGCGCTCACACCGCAGTATCTCGACCAGGTATCGGCGAATGTCCGTGCAAATGCCATCGAGAATGAAGCCCGCAGTCGTAATCGCGGACAGCATCGGCTGCGAGCGGGCACCAAGTGCCGACTCCATCACGTCCCACACTTCCGGCGTCTTCTGCGCGTGCAGTTCGTCGAACAGAATCGCGCTCGGGTTCAGACCGTCGAGCGAATCGGCGTTCGCTGGCAGCGGTTTGAATACCGCACTGTCAAAAGCAACTTTTTCCTGATTTGTTCCCTCGTGGATCGTGAACGAGCGTTTCACACCACGTGAGCGACGCGCCCAACGCTTGATGTTGTCGAACGCTGGCTTGAACACCGACATCGCCTGCTCGCGCGTCGTGGCAACGGCATACACCTCGGCACCGACTTCCATGTCGGCCATGAACAGATAGGCACCCTGCGGCCCCTTCCAGGTGCTCTTGCCGTTCTTGCGAGCAACCTCTTCATACCCTCTAGTGAAGCGCCGGTTTCCTTCGGGACCAAGCCAGCCATACTGAACCGCCGTCCAGAACTTTTGCCACGGATCGAGTAGCATCAGCTTGCCAGCCAGCGGCCCTTTGATGTGGACGAAGAAGCGCTCGATGAAGCGAATGATCTTCCAGGCACGCTCAGGGCTGAAGCTCAAACCCCGCTTTTCCCCGTCGCGCAGATCGCGGTAGTGACGCTCGACTGCGAGAAAGACCAACTCGCCAACTACAACCTCGCCACGCAGCACGGGCAGGCCATACGTCACATCCCACTCGTTCAGTACAGCGGGCGTCAGTGCGTTGATCTGTCGCTTGGTGCGTCGAGCGCGTGCGCCAGCAGGTCGCCGAATAGATCGTCCTGCACGCCCGCATCGCCCATCTTCGCGCGTGCCATCACCGACGACGGCAGCGTCAGGCAGCTTTCCGGTAGCCATTTCAGAAGGTCAGTTTTTAGCGATTGGGTTGCGTAGAACAACTGATGCGGTTGCTCGTGGCCGTTCGGGGTCTTGATGAAGTAGCTGCCGCCGTTCTTCTCTTCAAATTGCGCCAGCAGAACCTCGGTCGTGACGTACCGCACGAACGACTTGCACACCACCGCTATCGCCAGACCTGCGGTGATGTGCGGTAGCCCTTCTTCGCGCAGCACGGCGCAGATGTAGTCCCACACTTTCCGCTCGCGCTGCGACAACTGCGTGCCGGGCGGCGGACGGGGAGATCTCGATTGCTTTCCAACGCTCGCCGAGGCACTGTTGCCTTCCTCGCCGGGCAAGGTCAACGTATCGTCAAAATCCGGTTCCATACGGGGCTCCAAGTGACCGGAGACGGCGACGCGAACAAATCAACCGTCGCAGCCGGTCTATGGGGCGGATTTTTCGACCCCCCCCTCTCCAAAATCATTGCTCGATAAAATTTAGCTGGGCGCTCGGTCCCCGGCGACGGTTCGCTAGAAAATTGCCCACCCCCTCCCCCGGTCGGCCTCCTTCACCGACCGGGACGCCTATTTTTTAGGCATCACAGCAGCATCGCCGGACCGACGACGGTTTTTGTCACGGTTCGTCTTCGCGCGCTCGCATGACCGGCACAACGTCTCCAGGTTGTCATCATCATCGGTACCACCCTCGGCCTTCGGCTTGATGTGGTCGACCCACGCGCTGTAAGGCTTATCACCCACAGGTGTGAGCACACCATCGCGCCAACATTGCTGGCACAGGTACTTATCGCGAACCATGATCCGCACACGCCGCTTGTCCCAGTCGGATCCGTAGCCACGCTCCTGGCGCGAACCACGGGACCGGTCGGCAAACGAACCATCGGCCGGGCGCTTGTGCGCTTCGCAGTAGTTCGAGCCATCTCGAACGAGTGCGCCGCACGCCGGTACACGGCACGGTCTGGGAGCAGAGACGGGCATAGGCGATTGATAGGTGCTCGCCGCACGCCCATAGCGGTGGGCAACGGCGAGCGGTCCCGGTCATGGGAGACAGCACGACCGGAAAGCCAAAACAAAAAGCCCCGAGGGCTTTCGCGCTCAGGGCTTCACTGTGTTCTTTACGATTTGATTGGGCGGATCTTCCCCAACCCCACCTAACAGGCTCCACTTGTTATTTTTATGTCCCGATAGGTTTGCACGACTAACGCGCGGTGCCAGCGATATCCAAGTTGGATGAACCGAATTCTATTCCAAGATATTTCGGAATGCAATATTACTTCCATCGCATCTGCTCCCTCACCACGTGCCCGGTGTCCGCGTCAATTTGATCCAGTACGGCGAGTGTCCAGGCGAACAATCGAGACCAATGCCGCCGATATACATGCAACTCAACACCGATTGCACGCGCTCGTGCGGCCTCATCTTCGATAGGCTTCCCAGCTCCGGCACACGTCGGACATTGCAAGGGCACGGCACCGGCTACGCGCGGCGTCGAAGCGCGAGGGATCCAACGGCGACCGTGGCATGTAGGACACAGGTCCGCAACCCACTCAGTGATAATCCTAACGGCGAAGCGCTCGATGATATCCGCGCTCGCGCGCTCCACATCAGCACCGAGCCGTGCATTGCGCTTGTCCGATGTGGAGAACCCCGTGAACTTCGAGCGCTTGAACTTGCCCGCCGAGCGCACACGACTCGCGAGCAACAACGTCGCACGCCTAAGTCCGGCCCGTTTAACGTCCTGTCCGTACTTCATGTGCCACAGGATCGCGCCCAACTCGTCTGCAAACGCAAGGGCACCCAAAGTAACTTGGCGATCCGATACCGCGTCGGCAAGTTGAGTGCGTGCATTCATTGCAATCCCGGCCTGCTCTTTGTAGTCGATCCGCATCTACCGTTCCCCCGTCCCAGTGTCCCAACGTCTCTGTAAAAAAATGAAAGTTCGTGGGTGTGCGCCTGCGACGCGGGCGACATGCGCGCCCTCACCTGCACGTCGCACACGTCGCACACATCACGCGCACGGAATCGCGGTGGCGCTTGGGACGTCGGGACATGGGACGGCGACTTAGCGCGCCGTTGTCCGCTGTCGCGCGCGCCATACCCCGCGATTCGGCGCGCGATTGCGCGATCAAAGCGCCACATCGTCGTGATCCTCGTAATAGGTCTGTACAGGCGCCGCCACCGCTGGCGCGGGAGGCGCAGGCGGGCGCTCGTAATACCACTCACGCGCCCCGCTGCTCTTACGCTTACGCACCCATCCAATTGACTTGAGCGCCTTGCCGACGCGACGCTGCTCAGCAGGCGTCCACTTCGAGATTTCAAGCTTGAGCACGTCGCCCAAAATCTCCTCCATCCGGATCTCATCGGCACGCCGGTCGTTTAGGTGCCGCGCGATCATGGTTTCGTACACGTCGCCTTCGTACCGGGCCTCCTGCTCCACCGCAAACATCGGCTTTTCGTCGTGCAGCACCTGCCACGGCGTCGGCAACGTGCCGCCCGACTCGTCGTTCGCCCGCTCCCATTCCAAGTATTCCGTGTACGCTTCCGCCCACAACTGGTCGCGATCACGAGCCAGCCCGAGCAGATCGAGAACGTCAGCCGCTTTGACAGGCCAATAGCGCCGGTTGCCCGATTCGTCTTTCAGGTAGGCATCAAAGTTGACCGTTCCGCACGCCACCCACTGCCGAGGCACATCGATAGCTCGACGGCCATACGGCGGACGGAAGGTGTCAACGGCCGTCGTGAAGAATTTCTTTGCGAGCGACGAGTCGGCCTTGTTCAGTGCGTCCAGCTCAGCCAGCTCGATCACCCACTTGCCCTGCATAACGACGTACGTATCCTTGTCGCCGATGGTGATGTGCGCATCGGTGAACCACTGTTGCCCAAACAGGGTCGCGAACGTCTTCGACTTACCTGCATCCTGCTTGCCTTCCAGAATCAGGATGTTGTCCATCTTGCAGCCGGGGCGCATGACGCGACCAATCGCACCGAGCAGCCATTTGAAGCCGACCAGGCGCGCGTATTCCGTGTCTTCGACATAGAGGTAGTCGACAAGCCATGTGTGCAGACGGCGCTTGCGATCCCACCTTGTCCTGACCGACTCCAGATAGTCACGAACAACGTGATACGGGTGACGCTCGGCGACCAAGAATGCCGCCTCCATCGTGATATCAGGCTTGGGACTGAATCCGTAGCGCTGGCCGAGCCAGAGCACGCAACGGGAGTCGTCCCGATCCGTCCATTCGCCTTCCACGCCGCCCTCGTCGAATGGGGGCGGCTTGAGTTTCATGACGCGCCCGGAGAACTGCTCGAAACCCAAAACGCCTTCCCACGCCGGATCGTTCAGCAGGATCGAGAACACGTTGTCAAGCGCGGGCAGTACTGCGCCAGATTTCTCAGCCTTCCGCAGTCGCGCCCGCCAATAATCTTCCTCGCTAACCTCGCCCGCCGCCCCACCCGCAGCGCCAGCCGACGAAGGGGTAGACGACATTCCGACGACCTTGCGCCGGCCGTGCGCATCCGCGCCCGTGACAATGCTCCGCTCCTCCATGACTTCGAGAAGCCGGGCCGCTCGCGCGTACGAGATCGACAGAATCTTTTGCAGGTGCCCTACCGTCGCCCGCCCGTGCTTCTTCACGGCCTCGACGGCGCTACCATAGTGCGGATCCTCTGGCACCTCGACGGCTTGCAGGTGTGCGTGCGGCCCAACCTTGAGCGGATCAGCTCCCATGGCGGCGAGAACCGCAGCGCTCGCTTGCTGCTTCACCACATGCAAGCCTTCCTCGACGTGCAAGTCATTGAAGTCCGTAAGCTTTCGCTCGCCGCGCGCAGCAAACACCGGGTAGACAACGCTGGCGTTCCCCACTTCGGCTGCCGCCTCGTGGGCCGACTTTCGCCCTGCATTCAGGAACATCTTTACGCGTGGCTTTGCTTCCGTGCCCTGCGTCGTGATCTCCGCGCGGATGCAGTCCACACCGTATCGATCAGAATTGCGCTCGACCTTCACGCGCACAGACGTATCGCGATGCGTAACGGCAAGGGGTTCCCCGTTGATCTGCAGATCACCGTCGTACGCGAAGTCTTCCGACAGCCAATCACGCACGCGCTGCTCGATCTTCCAGTCGTCATCCGCGAAGAAGAGCAGATGGGCCTCGGGGTATTGCTTACGCAGCCGCTTTGCACAGGCCAGCAAGCTACCCGCGTCGAACGCGATGACGGTCGGTATGGCGCCATCGAGCGCCATGCGAATCGAGCGCCCCGTCGCGTAACCCTCGGCGATGCCGATTACCTTGTCGTCATCGCCTATCGCGCCCAGCTCGCAGGACGCGCCCGCTTTATCCATGTCGCTGGTAAATCGCTTCACGCCATCGGGTGTGATCTTTTGAAGTCCGGCAAGGTGCTGCGTCTCGCCGTAGACGACCATCGGCACGAGAATGTTGCCATCGGTGTCGACGCGCACACACTCGGGCGTGATCTGCTTACGGTCGAAGTATGCGGACGCAATCAGGACGTCGGCCGCCGCATCCCATTGCGCGTTCGCTCGATTGGACGCGTTGCGGGCCTTCGTGGCCTTCTTTACCGCTTCGGAACGCTCGACGGCTTCCTGTCGGCGCTTGACCGCCGCCAGATCCTCCGACGTCACGGTTTCGCCGGACCATTCGAACTTCGCTGCGCCATTGTCGTTACCCGACCAGCAGCCGTAAGCCCCGATGTAGCCAAGCACGCGCCCCTCGCGCACAACCTCGTGTAGCGCGTACCAGAATTTCTTCCCCTTCCCGTACCGATGGTGTTTGTCGTCGGCAATCGGATGCCCCGGCGGCAACTCCGGGTGTCCAGCCACAAGCAACTGGTTGCAGATATCGTCAAGACTCGCCATCGTTACGCGGCCTCGATCTGCGCAATACGAACGGCCTTGCGCCACCGCGCACGACCGGCAACGAATGCGCACGACACAACGGCACCAGCGCAACGGAGCATGGGGCGCTTACGCCCCCGGGATTTGAGTCGCAAAGTCACTTTGTCCTCTGTCAGACTTTGCCGCGCAGACGTGCCCATTCGGCGGAGTGGAGCGCTTTGAAATGCTCCGACTGCTCGACGTTCAGGTAGCCAGCGAGGAAATTGAAGAAGGCACGGCGCTCGTCGAGCGCACGATATGTTGCGCAATGACTCGCTGCCGCAGCGATGAACGTGTCGACGTATCCGCCCTGACGAGCCTGCACAAACAGCACGTCAGGCGGAAACACCGGGAACAGCGTGGTCAGGAATGCGTGCAGACGGTCCGGTGCGTGCTTCGCGAGCCGTGCGCTCTCAAGCGCTGCACATTCGAGCTGCGCGTCGAGATCGCAACAAAGCCCCGCCTTTGCGCGGTAGCGGTTACAACACACCATGCCGTGACCGAACTGCATCGGTTACGGGTTGCCTTTGTTGGCGAGGTGACGCGCCCGGGCAAGAAGCCCGTCAAGCGTGCCTTGCGTCTCGCGCACTACTCGCGTGATAGCGTCCAGCTCGTCGAGCGAAATGCGGTTGTCGTCGATTGCCTCGATCACTTCCGCCGCCACTGCCCCCGAGTGCTGCCCGAGCGATAGGGCGTCACGAGCCAAGCCCGAAACGCATTGCTCCCCGGAGATCTGCGCCATTGGAGTAGCACGCATGCCGTGTTGCGAGGCGAACGCCGAGATTGCGTCGCGCGCATCCGGCCGTCCGCGCTCCTCAAGCCACTCGACGAGCAAATCGAACATCTCAAACGAAAGCCGGTTGTCACCCTCATTTCGCAGGCGAAGGCGCAGCGACTCGGGCGAAATCTGGCGACTGCGACGGGCAGACAGGTAGTTCGCAGCGTCTACGACGCCACCAGGCGTGCCGCGAACAGCGTTGTAGAGGACGTCGAGAGGGTCGGTTTCGCGATACTTGTAAGTCATGATGTCCCGGTTCTTTGTTGCGCTTGCGTTTCATCGTGTTAACCGCCGCTGAACATCCGTACAGTTCAGGGCGTGACCCAACTTGGGGAGAGGGAAATGCGGAAACAGAGATCAGTTCGCCGAGGTCGCGTCGCCGGGCATCGGATGCTCGCTCGTGCGACGCGCGAAGTAATCGTGCAGGGCCTGAACCGTCGACACGCGCGGATCAGTCACTCGGCCACTGGCCACCTTGACGACGGTGTGGTACGGCACACCGGAATCCCGAGCGATGGCGGGCCATTCACGCTTGTGTTTCTGCAAGTTGGCTCGCACGGCGTCGATCCAATGCGGTTGGTTTGGCTCCATTTCCGTGACCTTTCGTTTGAATAACCGAAAGAATAACCATTGATGGCTATTTTTACAAGCGACAATTGGTCACAAAAGGCTATCCATCATTGGCAACATGGGTTCATGGCTACCGACAATCCAACCCAACCCACGAAGCTCCAAGCGCTGCTTGCAAAGAACGTGCGCGAGCAAATGAGCCTGCGTCCACACCTGAATACCCAGGTCAAGTTATCGACCAAGGCAGGCGTAACACAGAGCACCGTTGGGAGAATTCTTCGAGGGGAAGTGTCACCGCTACTTAGCAACGTAGAGGCGGTGGCGGATGCACTAGGGGTGAGCGTCACAAGCCTGCTCGTGGAACCGCACGAGCGCGACGAGATCCAGTACGACCGAGAAGCGTACGCGCGCCTTCCAGAGTCAGAGAAAGAGAAGATTCAGTCGTATATAGCGTTCGTCATCGCGACGAATAAGGGACTGACATTTTCCGAAGTAACGCCAGCAGACCCGGCACAAGCCGACATGCTTGCCGCAGCGTCCAGCAGACCATTAGATCACAGGACGCTGACGCATAATGAAACGACCAGTTCACCCAAAAAACGAGCAGTCAAACGTAGTTAGCCTTAGTGACGCCCGCTTCGAGCGCGCAAAACAATCCGACACTCCTGCCCCCCACCACATCGAGGTTAGACAGCAGGCCATTTTGAAAGCAACGCTGCGGACTTTCGAGTCGACGGCTCGCGCTCCTGTGGCCGCAGCACAGGTCTTTGTCCGCTCCGATGGCACCATTGAGACAGCCATAAACAACGTGGAGCCGGAACACGTCGGCCCCATCGTATCCGCACTCCGGCGCATCCAAGAAATCCTCCTCGGCACGGGTACACGAGCGCTAAGACCCTCCCCCAGAGAACGAGGAGCAATCGACGCGTTCCTCCCCCTCTGCGCAATTCAGATCGCCGCGTTTGCCGCCGCCGCATATGTCAACACAATTCCGTGGCTTGACGTATTGCTGACCACCGGCGGTGAACTGCTAGCCATTGCTACATGCAGGTACACCTCCAGCAAGCCATAACCATACTTGGCAGTTTTGCAATGATTGGTTAGAGGAAAATCCACGATCACACGAATAAATAACCATTTATGGCTTGACCAAAATAGCCATTAATGGTTATTCTCCGCTCCAGTTGCCACGAGAAGCGGAGACAGTCATGCACCCCCTGTTTGACCAGTACACCGAGCAGCGCCAAGCCAACCTGCGCGCCATGCAAGGCTTGCCGAGCGCAGTCCAGAACAGCTATGCGGCTGGGCGAAAAAGTGACTTTGCTCGACCGCGCCGCGCTCTCCATCTCTGTTTGTTGGCCCTCGCCGCAGCGATTGTCTACCTGAGCAGCCTGCCCGCCGTGCAGACCGATCCCGCTCCTGTACGTAAGCCGAGCATCTATCGCGCCGTCTGCGACGTTGAGTGCCAGCGAGTCGCGCGCCCCAGCGACCTATACGGCGAAGGGGCCCGCTAGTGACCCGCCCCGAAATCACTGACGCGGATCTCTTACGCGAATTCCGTCTCCTGCGCTGCATAGGCCCGCCATCCATTGCACTAACCCACCCCGGAATTCGCAGATGCCTCGCGAACTGCGCGGAGATCCGCCAGCGACGCGAAACGCCAAGAGCAACCTCACCGGATCTCAAGCGACGCGCTGCCGGTGACAACGACGAGTGACCAGCCATGACGAAACCCTACATCCTCTCAGGCCCCGACCGCGACCATCGCGCGGGCACGATCAGTCTGATGAGCACCATCAGCTACGACCCGATGGCACCGCGCCCGACATCGCCGCTGCTAATCGGGAAGTACGTCGTTCATCGGAAGCCCCTCGCACGCACGCCGATGATGGTCTACATGATCATGCTCGGCAACGTGGTAGTCGGAACGCAAATTTCGATCCCGAGCATCGCCGATTGTGACGCCGCGTCGAAACGCGAGCGCGCCCGCCTGGCAGCTGTCGCGGAAGCACAGACCGCGCGCGACGCGAAGGTCGCTGCCTGCGACATGAAATCCCGTGCAACCAGATCGAAGCACAAGGCAGCGAACGCCGCTCGCGCAAAGGAGGCCGCATGATCGACGAGCGGCAAACCGATCTCGTGGCTGAGCCGATCATCACCGGCAACACTAAGGCCGCAGTGAAGGCGATTGGAGGCGGTTCGTCAGATCTGTGGATGGTGGATCCACGCAAACTTCACTACGACTCGCGCGATAACGTACGCCCCCTCATTCAAGAGCGCGTGGAGCACTTCAAACGCCTGATGCTGGCGAACGGCTTCCAGAAGGACGCGCCGCTCGGCTGCTTCGTTCGGAAGGAAGGCGACGCGGATAAGATTTACGTCCAAGCTGGGCAGCACCGCTACCACGCAGCACTCGCGGCAATTGCCTGCGGCGAGTGGGCAAGCAAGGAGGTCAAGTTTGACCGCGTGCCCATCGTCATTCGAGACGCCCGCACCGTCGACCGCAAGACGCTACTCATCACGGGCGTGACAAGCAATGACAGCGAGAAGCTCACGCCACTCGAATTGGCAGGGGTCATCGCCGAACTGCAACGCGAGGGTATGACGCAGGCAGAGATCTGCCGCGCACTCAACATTACGGGACAGACGGTGCGCGACGTCATGCTGTTGCTCGACGCACCACCCGAGTTACACGACATGATTCGCGAGAAGGCAATCACTTCGACGCTCGCCATCAAGACAATCCGTGACGTCGGCGCGGATAAGGCGTTCAGCGTTCTGAAGACTGCCCTGACTGTCGCGATCAAAGACGGCCGCACGAAAGTCACTCAGAAGAACCTCGCGCCCGCAAAGCCCAAGCAGACGATCAAGTCGACGCAGACACCTCCCGACGAGATCTCGCACGCGCAGGCAAAGCAGCTTTTGCAGGCGTTGCAGACGGTCATGCACGACCCGCTATTCGATCAGCTCGGCCAGCCCGCCATCGATGCCGTGCACAGAAGCATGCGCGAGGCGAACGCACACCTACATTTGTCCGCGTGGCCCAATCGATTGCCCAAGGGGGCGATCTGATGTCCCGCCCGGCCATTTCCACCCCATGTCCGCTGCCGCGACAGCGGGACGAGGGGGCAGACGACAAGTCGCCCCCAACCAATCCCACATCGAGCCTCGGCGGGGATGTGCGTACGTCCGGGGAATCTATTCAGATGGACAATGCGCCGCTCACGCGGCGCGAATTCGAGATTAACGAAGGCGGGGCGCTTACGCACCCCGCCGAGCCGGAGACCGCCACAATGTCCAAGCAGCCCCCCGCCCGCTTCCAGCGCGTGCTAGACGAACTGGATGCCATCGGCGCTGACACCCGCCCTGATCTCGCACGGCTCTCGAAGGCGATCCGCGCATTTGGCAACGCTCAATACGATCCGTTATGGATGGGGACGGATTTCGCGCGCGCTCCAGACGCCCGAGGGGCACGTTCGCTGCACCACGAGCACGTCGACGTCGCGGCGGCTGAAACGTTCGTCGCCGCGATGAAGAGCAAGCTCGCCGTCAGCCACGCCAAGGGACGCTACGGCTCGCAGTACATCGACGCCGCAACATTGAGTCGCGCGCTCCGCGAGCACGTGGAAAAGGGCGATCCGGTCGACGTAGCGAACTGCTGCATGTTCCTTTGGATGCTTGGCTCTTCAATTTGCAGCAGCCACGATTGCGCGGCGGACGCCGCCCGGGCATTCCACCAGCCGGGGACGAAATGAGCAGCACTTTCCTTTCGAGCGACGAAGTGCACGAACTAACCGGCCGTCGCCAACACGCGGCGCAGGTTCGAACGCTACGTACGATGGGGATAGAACATCGAGTCCGGCCGGACGGCTCAGTCGTCGTCTTGCGCGCACACGTCGAGGCCCTGATGGGCGTGACCGCTAGCCGCCGAGTCGCGGAATGGCAACCGAATTGGAGCGCAGCATAATGCCCCGTCCAAGAAGCAAAGAGAACAAGGGCCTCCCGACACGCTGGCGTCAGCGCAGCGGAGCCTACTACTACCAGGTGCCTCGCGGCCTTGAAGCGATGTGGGACGGGAAAACGGAATTCCGACTCGGCTCGTCATTACCAGAGGCATACCGCGTTTGGGCCGAGCGCCTTGGCAAGATGGAGGAGACTCGTACCGTCGCAGAACTACTCGACCGCTACTCGTTGCAAGTCGTCCCCACGAAGCAGCCCACGACACGCGCGCAAAATCAAGTCGCCATCAAGCGATTGCGCAACGTCCTTGGCGCCGCTCCGATCACCGCGATTCGGCCGCAGCTTATCTATCAGTATGTCGAGCGGCGCGAGGCAAAGGTGGCCGCACGCCGCGAGATCGAGATCCTGTCGCATGCGTTCACTAAGGCTGTCGAGTGGGGCATTCTGGACAGGCATCCATTCAAGGGCGAAGTACGCCTATCCGGCGAGAAGGCTCGCACGCGCTACATCGCCAATTGGGAGATCGAGGAATGCATGACGCTGGAGCCGAGGCGAAAAAAAGGCAGCGTGCTGGCGTTGCAGGCGTACATTCGCATTAAGTTAATGACGGGCATGGCACGCAGCGACCTTTTGCGCTTGCAGCCAGATCGCGACTTCGACGACGTCGGCATCCACATCCAACGCCACAAGACGGAAGGCAGCAGCGGCAAACGCACTATTTACGAGTGGACGGACAAGCTGCGTGCAGCAGTTGCCGACGCAATCCGCGCTCGGCCAGTTCGCACGTCGCCGTGGCTCTTTTGCACGCTTGAGGGGGATGGCTACATCGATGAGGAAACCGGCCGCGCTGGCGGATTCGATTCGATGTGGCGCGGGTTCATGGACCGGGTTCTTTCCGAAACCAAGGTGAAGGAGCGGTTCACAGAGCACGATCTACGCGCCAAGGTCTCAAGCGATGCCGAGTCCATCGAACATGCAAGAGCACTACTCTCTCATACGACAACGCAGACCACTCAGCGCTCCTACCGCCGCAAAGCTGAGAAAGTTAAACCGCTGGACTAATTCCAGCAACTCCGTCTAGCAAAAGTTGCCTAGGTACTCACAGCCTGTTCAGGTCGACTGCGTAACCGGCTGCGCGGAGTTCTTTCGCCAAGTCGAGGTGCCATCGATCTCGCTCGTCCAGCTCAACGTAGCCAAATCCTGCTAAATCTGATGGCACATCGACCCCCGGCTCCACTAGGGTACAAACACGTTCTCGACCGAGCTTGCCAATGAAGAATCCACATTCAAAGATAACGTTTTGACGTGCACGGGGTTTGTCCTCAGACTCAGTCTTGAGGCGGCCCACATCGTCGCCGGTCCACAATATCACCGCAAATCCGGCGTTAGCGTGAGCTTCTAGCTTCTCAATCACCGTTGCACCGGCGTTCGCTTGTTCGTGCAAAATTACTGCGGTGAAACCCAATCGCTCGATGAATCGAGCAACAGACTGCTTGCGTTCACCATCACGACCATGAACGATGAAAACGCGAGTGGCATCAAGCGCCGCTCCCTCAACAGTTACTTTGCTTGTGTTAGCTGGAGGCACATACAGTTCGATTGTCTGGTCCAAGTGTTCCAAGTTGGATATCGCCCGCTTCGTGTGCTTTACGTACTTTTCACTTTCCTCGTGCGCAGTTGGGGTGTGAAAGACCATTTCCCATGGCCCGGTGTTACGGTACTCATCCGCAAAACGGTCGGTCGTGAACATTTGCTCGACCATCTTGCCGTTGTAGTCATGCCACTTGCGGAACTTTGTGCGCGCGTCGTCCCCTTCCTGAGGACGCACGTGAATGACTTGAAGCTCCTTAATCAACTCCCTTCCCAAGTCGATCCTCTCAGCGACCTTTCCACGAGCTGACGCCACGTCCATCGTGAGTTCGGGCCGCAGCGAGCCATCGCTTGCTGGCTCAGTCTTTTTATGTTTCGTAGCCAT